ACGAAGTTCTCCAACCAGAAGTAGCCCCTTCACACCTGAGAGGCACACCCCACAATGGCTCTGATCAACTCTGAAGTCGTAACCCTGTTGGACATCGCGAAGCGCACCGGGCCTGACGGCCTGATTGCGAACGTGGTGGAGGCACTCACCAAGGAGAACGCCCTCCTTAAGGACGCGACTTGGCGCGAGGGCAACCTGCCTACCGGCCACCGCGTCTCTGCCCGCACTGGCCTGCCCAGCGTCTACTGGCGGCGCTTCAACGAGGGCATCGCGCCCTCGAAGAGCCGCGTCGACAACTACGACGAGTCGATCGGCATGCTCGAGGGCATGTCCGTCGTGGACTGCGAGGAGGCGAACCTCAACGGCAACGAGGCCGCATTCCGCGCCTCGGAAGACATGTCCTTCATGTCCTCGATGAACAACGAGGCCGAGTCGAGCTTCCTCTACGGAAGCGCGCTGACGAAGCCCGAGCAGCCGAACGGCATCATTCCTCGCTACAACTCACTCACGACTGGCTACGGCCCGTCTCAGGTGATCGACGCGTCGCGGGTGTCCGGTGTGAGCACCGCGACCGGCACGGACCAGTCGTCCATCCTCCTCGTCAACTGGCACCCCAAGACTGTCTACGGCATCTACCCGAAGGGCAGCACCGCCGGCATCACTCCGCACGACATGGGAGAGCAGCTCTGGACGGACGCGAATCAGCGCCGTTACCGCGCCTACGTGACGAACTGGGTGTGGAAGATGGGCTGGGTTGTCGAGGACGCACGCTCGATTGTCCGCATCGCGAACATCGACCAGTCCGCCTTCGCGTCGACCAACCGCAACATCATCGAGTCGATGGTGCGCGCGTTCCACATGCTCCGTGGGCCGGCCGGCAAGAAGGTCTTCTACGTGAACCAGCAGGTGGCGAGCTTCCTCCACCTCCAGGCGCTCAACGGCACCACCAACTCGACGGTCACCATCCAGGACATCGGCGGGCAGCCCGTGACGATGTTCCTCGGCTGCGCGGTCCGCACCACGGACAGCCTCGTCACCAACGAGTCCGTCGTCGTCTGAGGCTGACGCGAGGCTCTCCCTCCTTCTGCAGCACACCCCTTCCTAGGAACTTCCAATGATGCTCGACGTTCAGAACCTCTTCTCGGATCAGCAGGTGCTCACGTCCGCCACGGCGAACGTGCTGCTGTCATCCAACACCATCGACCTTCTCCCCACGTCCGTTGGCTCACTGGGCTACGTGCCCACGGCAGACATCGGGCGCGGCAACGAAGCGAACCTCTTCGTGCAGCTCACGGCGGACGTTGTCGGAGCAACCTCCCTCCTGGTGGAGCTCATCGTCGCGGACAACGCGGCGCTGACGACCAATCCCACCGTCGTCGCAGGTTCGGGCGCTGTGCCCGTCGCGTCGCTCAAGGCGGGCTACCGCTTCGGCATCACCTCCATTCCGCCGGGCATCACGAAGCGGTACGCGGGCCTCCGCTACACCTTCGTGGGCGGCGCTGGCACCGGTGGCGCTGCCACTGCCGGCGCCATCACCGCAGGCGTCACGCTCGACCGCTAGTCCTTCTCCGGGGCGCGGAGCAGCTGGCCGCGCCCCTCTCCACTCCCACTTCGCAGCAACTGAAAACGGAGGCCCAACGTGGCCCACACCAGCAACAAGCCGGGCATCAAGGACGCTGAAAACGACTTCGTCCAGAAGACGGGCGGCACGGACGTGCTCCCCAATGCGGACAAGTACGACTCCGAGGCCGAGCGGAAGAAGCTCGCGGACAAGGAGGCGGAAGCCGCGGGTAAGCGGGCTCCCGCTGGCGCGACGCCGTACCTCATTCGCACCGACGCCTTCTACAAGGGCACGCTCTACCGGGCGGGCTCCATCGTCGACGTGATTGATGATGGCAAGAAGGACAGCGCTCCCTCCCGTGACTGGGAGAAGCTCGACGCGAAGGTGGCGAGCCTCGTGCGCGGTGGCCTCATCGCCCCGGGCAGCGACCTTGGCGGCGAGCGTGTCGGCCAGCTCCCTGGCGACGAGAAGCGCGAGCAGGCCGTGAAGCGCGACGTCCTGTAGCCCCTGCCGTCCACGCCGTAGCCCCGGGCGCATACGGGGCATTCCCTTCCCTTGGAGCGCGCATGCCTTCTGCCGTGGCTGTCTGCAACTTGGCGCTGTCTCGCATCGGCGTCGCGCCTATCGCCAGCCTTGAGGGCACGAACCTCGAGTCGCGCTCCTGCAACACGGTCTACCAGGCGAGCGTGGACGCGCTCCTCGAGTCCTTCGAGTGGCCTTGGGCGACGAAGCGGGCCGTCCTTCCACCACTCCTGCAGCAAGCGCCCGGTGGATGGGCGAATAGCTTCCTCTTGCCGTCTGACTGCCTCGCGCTTCGAGACGTCGCGCCAGACGCCGGGGCAGGGGAGCCGCTCGCGTACGGCGTTCCCGTGCCACTTGTTGGCTACTCGGAAGCAGGCGGCTACCCAGGACGTGAGCCCCAAAGCGCTACGCAGCGGATGCCCTTCCAGGTGGAGGCGACGGCTGCAGGAGCCAAGGTGCTGCTATGCGACTCCGCGAATCCGACGGTCCGCTACACGGCACGAGTCGACGCCAGCCGCTTCCCTCCGCTCTTCGTGCAGGCGCTCGCGTGGCACCTCGCATCCGAGCTCGCCCTCGCGCTGGCAAAGAAGCCAGACATGCACTCTCGCGCCATCAGCATGTTCGAGAGCGCCTGGGGCCGAGCTACTGCGTCCAGCGCTTCCGAGGGACAGGCGGACAGGCCGCAGCAGTCGCCCTACATCACCGCGCGGGGAGGGTAGCCATGGCGGGCGTTCGCCAGGCGAGCTTCGCAGGCGGAGAGATCTCCCCTTCGATGCAGGCGCGTACGGACCTGGAGCAGTACGGCTCCTCTGCGCGCGTGATGCGCAACCTCTTCCCCACGGCGACAGGCGCTCTGTTGAACCGCCCTGGGACGCAATGGGTGGCAGATGCGCGGACGTTCTACTCAGGCCCGGTGCCTCTGAAGAAGGTGGTCCGCCTCATTCCCTTCATCTTCTCGGACGAGGAGAGCTACGTCATCGAGGCGGGCGAGGGCTACTTCCGCTTCCATCAGAATGGCGCTCCCGTCCTTGCTGGCGGGCTGCCCGTGGAAATTGTGACGCCGTACCTCGCGACCGAGGTGGCACGGCTGAAATTCGTTCAGACGGGCGACGTGATGATCCTGGTCCATCCCAATCATGCGCCGAGGGAGTTGCGCCGAACGGGCGTTGCTGCGTTCTCGCTCTTCGTGTTCGACATGAGCTTGGGCCCTGCGCTCTTTTCGACGGCAGCTGGTCCCGGGCTCCTGAAGCAGGACAGCGACAGCGACAGCGTCCCCAACTACTCCGAGACGGACGCCGAGCACCCGTCTCGCCGCTGGACGTACGTCGTCACAAGCGTGACGAACGGTATCGAGTCACTGCCGCGCATTGTCGACCACTCGGTTGCGAGCCTCTCGAACAACGACAACACCGGAGCGATCCCGAGCGAGCTCGTGGTGACGGGAGACAGGCCCATCACCGTCAGCTGGCAGCACACGTCATTCAACGCCACGCCGGCCGGGGTTACCGCTTACCTCGTCTACAGGGGACGAGACGGCGTCTTTGGCTACCTCGGGACCACCGGCAACACGGGCGTTGGCACCAACGACCCGAAGCAGTTTTTCGTCGACACCGGTGAGGAACCGGACTTCACGCGTCAGCCACCGCGAGGAGAGACGCCTTGGGCGGGGGGTGGTTACCCGGCCGTGGTGGCCTTCTTCGAGGAGCGTCTCTTCTTCGCCAACTCAGCGTCGGACCCCGGTGCCGTGTGGGCTTCGCGTGTGGGGGACTACTCGGCGTTCGATCGCTACGTCCCCATCACGGCCGACGGTTCCCTCGAGTTCATCCTCTCCTCCCGGCGGCGGGAGGAGGTGCGCAGCATCCTCGGAACGGATCGTCTCCTCCTCTTCACCAACTCGAGCCTGTGGGCAGCAGGCGGCGGCAACGCGCCCATCGCCCCGAACAACATCTACGCGCGCTCCCAGTCGGAGATCGGCTCGTCATGGCTGGACCCGCTCGTCGCAGGAGACGTGGCGCTCTTCGTTCGCACCAAGGGCACGGGCGTCCGCGAGGTCTCCTACAGCGAAGAGGCAGGCAAGGTGACCGGTGCGGAACTCACCGTACGCGCGAGCCACCTGTTCCTCGGGCACGAGATCATCTCCTGGGCCTATGCCGAGGACCCATGGGGCGTCGTCTGGGCCGTCCGTGACGATGGGCGCCTGCTCTCCCTCACGTACCAGCGCGAGCAGGGCGTCTGGGCGTGGGCCCAGCACGAGACGGACAACGGGGCGCATGTGGAGGGCGTCTGCGTCGTGCCGGAGACGAGTGAGGACGGGGTGTATCTGCTCGTGCGCAGGTCCCGGCTGCAGGGTGGCCAGTACCGAGAGCGCCTCTGCGTCGAGCGAATGGCGTCGCGCATCCTCCCGATGGACGGGCTCGGCCAGGTGGACGTGAAGCGATGCGTCTTCCTCGACTCAAGCGTCACCTATGACGGGGCGCCAACCACCACCGTCACCGGGCTTGCTCACCTGGAGGGCCGCAGCTGCCGCGTCCTCGCTGATGGCAATGTCCTCACGCTCAACAACGGCTATGCGGAGCCGGCTGGCGGGCAGCTCGTCCTGGACGAGCCTGCCTCCGTCATCACCGTGGGGCTCGACTACACCTCCGACCTAGAGCTGCTCGACCTGGCTCCCGCACGCGAGAAGCAGAAGGCAGTGCACCGCGTGGACTTCGAGGTGGAGACCTCACGTGGACTGCAGGTAGGGGAGACGTTCGACCGCTTGGAGGAGTGGGACCCGCGCGAAGTCTCGGACGGCTTCGGACCTCCTCCGCTCTTCACGGGCCAAGCACAGGTGCGCGTTTCCTCCCAATACCGGCTCCAGGGACGCGCCTGTCTCCGGCAGCCGTACCCGCTGCCGCTGACGGTCCTCTCGGTGACGCGTCAGCTAGACATGGGAGACGACTAGCGATGGACGCCCCTGACGTCCTCATCCGCTACCCTACCCGCGAGGACGTCCTCTGCCTCGCTGCGACCATGCGCGATGAGGACCAGGCGGAGGTCCTCGCTGCTAGTGGGCACACTCCGCTGCAGGCGGTCGAGGAGTCGCTGGCCGTGTCCACCCGAGCGGTGGCCATCCACCTAGGAGGGAAGGTCGCCTGCCTCGCAGGCGTTGCCCCTCGCGAGGTGGGCAACACGCTGCTCACCAGCGAGACGGTGGGCGTCGTCTGGCTCCTCACGTCTGCAGTCGTGGACAAGCGACCTCGGGCCTTCTTCGCGCTGTCGCGCCAGTTCCTCGCGAGCTTCCAGCACGACTTCTCTCTCCTCGTGCAGTTTGTCGACGCTCGGTACCTGAAGGCCCTGCGCTACCTGAATGCGCTCGGCTTCGAGATCCACCCGGCCCAGCCATACGGCGTCGAAGGCCTCCCTTTCCACCCAGTCACCAAGCGGAGATAGACATGGGCGCGGCAACCGTAGCGACAAGCGGAATCCAGGTGGCGGGCACCTTGCTCGCTGCGCAGGGCCAGCAGGCGGATGCGAAGCAGCAAGCGGCCTTCGCGCGACAGAACCAACAGCTGGCGCTGCGCGCGGCAGCCGACACGCGTGTACGGGGCGAGCAGGCCGCTGGCAAGGCGCGCACCGAGGGGAGCCGAGTCGTCGGCGAGGCCAAGGCGGCCCTGGGCGCGAGCGGCGTAGACGCGGCCGGCGGTTCCGCTCAGGACGCCATGGCCACCACTCGCATGTTCTCCGAACTCGACGCGCAGACGCTGAAGAACAACGCGGCCCGAGAGGCATGGGGCCTCAACGTGGAGGCGGCGAACATCGGCAAACAGGCGTTGGCGCTCGAGCACCGAGGTCGACAGGCAGCCATTGCGACGCTTCTCACGGGCGGCGCCCAGGTCGCCAACACCTTCGCCAGCTACAAGAGGAGCACCTGACCCATGCCCGTCGTCCCGGTCATTCAAGAGGCAAGGGTCTCGACGTCTGCGCTGCCAACTCCGCGCGTTGGCTTCGACACCCGTGGCACCCATGGCGAGGAGATCGCCGAAAGCCTGGGGCGCATCGGCCAGGCAGCTGGCAACGTCGCGCTCGCCTTCGCACAGGAGAAAGATAAGGCGGAAGAGGCGGACGAGTTCGAGCGCCTCGGCAGGGTGCAGACGGCGGCGAACCAAGCCACCGAGCAGCTCCGCGAGGCCAAGGGAAGAGATGCATTCCTGCTCGCGCAGGCGAAGCAGAAGGAAGTGGCCCAGCTCCGCGAGCAGCTGGCGGGGGAGATCGTGGCTCCGAAGTCCAAGGAGCGCTTCCTCAAGCGCAGCCAGTCCATCCAGGAGACCTACCGCCACGGCTCCGAGATGTACCTGGGGCAGCAGCGCGAGCAGATGAGGGTGGAGCAGGCGAACGGACTGCATGCCTCCTCCATGAACAACGTCGCCCTCAACTTCGCGGACGACAACCTGGTGGAAGAGGCCCTGTACCCCGCCATCGCCGCACGGGCATCGCTCGCCACGACGGACGAGGGTCGCAAGGCAGCGGAGCAGGAGGTACGCGGTGAGGCGGCCGCCCTCCGTCTCGACATGTACATCGGTCGCCGTGATGCGAAGGGTGCCGAGGCGCTCCTCGCTCGTGCCCGGCCTCTCCTCGGGAAGAGCCTCGACAACTACGAGAAGCAGGTGGGCGCCCTCCGCGAGGACAACTTCGCGGAAGACGAGTCGCTCCGCTTGGCCTCCCTGGCCGCCAAGGAGGAGACGGGCTGGATCGACGAGGCCAAGGCTCTGGCAGAGGTGGACAAGGTGCCCGCGGCCCAGCGTGAGGCTGTTCGTGGTGCGCTCCGCAATCGGCTGACGCTGTCCCGCCAGGTGGAGAGCCAGCAGAAGGGCGACGCCTTCAACACGGCGCTCGGCGAGTACCAGCAGTCTGGCCGCCTCTCAGGCATCAACCCAAAAACGAAGACATGGATGCAGAAGCACGACTCGGAGGGGTGGCAGCGCCTCCTGGATCGCGCACGGCAGGACGCGGACCGCGCGGACGCTCGTGCTCGGGGCGACGGCACCGACAAGCCCACGCCCGCACAGAACGCCGCGTACCGCTCCCTCATCTACGACATGGCGCAGAACCCGAGCACCTACCTCGACAAGGGCATGTCCGAGTCCGTCTTCAACCGGGAGTGGTCCCACCGATTGGCGGACTCGCAGCTCACCTCGGGCGTGCGCGAGCTCGCGCGCTTCCGCATGGATGCCAACAAGGTGAGCGAGACCGGCGCGCTCCCTGCGGCAGTAGCAAAGGCCTACACAGACGGATTCCAGGCAGCAGGCCTTGGCAAGGACCCGAGGAAGTTCACCCCCGAGCAGGACCAGCTCTTCAACGCGGGCTATGCGGACATCCAGGCGCTGTTCGCTCGGACGCAGCGAGAGCAGAAGCGGGACCCCACGCAGGAGGAGATCAACGCCTCCATCAAGGAGTCCTTCTCGCCCGTGAAGACGAAGGGCAAGTGGTGGGGCACCAACGAGACTCCGGCCATCAAGGCACGCGTCCAGGGGCTGCAGGTGGTGACGGACCCGAGCGACCCGGCTTCTGTCCCATCCGGCCCCAACCGGCCTCCCCGGCAGACCGGGAGCTTTGATCTCGACGCGCCGACTCCTGCTGCCGTCCACGAGGTGAAGCGCACGCCCTCGAAGGACAAGAAGCACATCCGCATCCAGTACTCCGACGGCACCACGAAGGTCATCGCCAATGCCCCCTGAAGC